GGCTGCATCGAGCAACGCTGCTGTGGGCAGAGTCACGGTCAATGTAGCATCGCTGCCTTTGTTGCAAACAACCAAACCAACAACTACTTGATCAGCGGTCAACGTGGTGTCGCCAGTCAAGGTTGTAGGAATAGTTTGAACCGTCAGTTGTGCTTCTGTCAGGTTGCCGTCACCAATTTGATAACCGCCTGCGCCATTAGGTAATGCCATGATAATTTCCTTTCAATATTAAGATAGAGATAGGGGCCGAAGCCCCAATCAGATTAGCCCCAGATACGGCAGCCCATTTGTGGGCGGATCGTGTTGAAGCCGTACAAAACGTCAATACGGCAAGGCATTCTGTCGTTATTTATATCGTATTGCCTCACAATTCTTAGGGAAATACCGTTGTGGACTGCGCGAGCAGCCATATCAACCCCCTGCGGCAGCAAGAGATCAGCCGTTGCGAATGTTATGGCGTCCTTGTGGTAGACCAAGTTCTGTGCGTACTGGCTAGAAGCAGCGCCTACGAACACGACAGCAGCACCGGAAGCAGGGAAGCTGTCCACGGTGGCCAAAGCATTGGCAGAAGTGTAGATAGGAGCAACAGTCACAGTGATTGCAGTACCGCTGGCAGTGGCGTCAGCCAAAGCAACGAACTGGAACAAAGAGCCAGTGGATTCACGGGTCTGTGGGTTCACAGCGAAGCAACCAGCAACAGTGAACACGTCACCGGCTTTAACTGTCAGGCCAGAGCCGATAGTCAAAGCAATGCTAGAAGCACCTTGAGAAGTCACAGTGGTGGTCACAGAGTTGCCGGTGGCAACGCGTGAGCCAGTGGTGTGTTGCTTGATAGACTGAGACATGTTGATCTCATCAAAGCCCAACACGCCAGTGCCCATCATGCCGTTCTTGAATTGCTTGCTGATAGTGTCTGTAGGATTGAACAGACCTTTCATGCCTTCAACCAAGCCAGCGTTGGCTGCTGGGTTCACGGTAGCGTAACGTGGGGACATCACGGCTGCGTTCTCGTTCAGCTTCTGCTGGGCTTGGAGCAAGACCAAAGAAGTAGAAGGAGTAGTGCCAGGTGTACCAACGGTGTTACCGATGGTTTTGTACGCATTGGCCACGTCTGCATCAATAGAAGATGCCAACTGGCTGATACGAGGCTTCAGAACACGCTCTGCGAAGTCATCCAATTGCATGGTCAATTCAGCAGATGTGAAGTTGACACCGATGTGCTTTTGGCTGGCAACGGTCAAAGTGGTGAACTGCTCGTTGTCGTCTTGCACTTGCAAGGCGGCGCCGTCAGTTACCAAAGCGCGGTCAGGTAAACGGATACGGAGGGTAGAACCGATCTTAGCACCTTCAACAGCGAAGCTGTCGTCATACTGGCGGTTCACGTTACGGGTAAGCACAAGGTTGTTCTCGAGGATTTCGAGAGCTTTTCTTGTGATCATATCAATCGTCAGAATACTGTTTGACATTTCAAAAGTCCTTTAAAAAAATTAGCGGGTCTGTGCTTGTAGCTTCTTAATCTGCCTTGCACGTTCAGCTTCGATCCACTGTGAGGCCGTCATGCTCTTGATAGAGCGAGGGTCTGTAGTGTCCAAAGTTGCTGCTCCAGCGGAGCGTGCAGTGACAGGAGAAATCGGCGCGGGCGCAGATGTTGTTTTCTTGATCGGGGGCGCTGATGCCAATTTGGCTTCAATTTTCCCAATCTCTTTCGCCTGACCGAGTGGCGTCATGCGTGAGATGCGATCTGCTTCTTTTGGATTTGAGCCAAGGTAGTACGCTAACTCAGGCCCAATGTCCGAAGACTGGATCGTTTCGGCCATCACGTTTGTGATCGGTAGCTTGGGGTTGTAGGCGACTTGTTCAAAGTCATCATACTTGTCCCGCGCTTGCTCTTCACGCTCTTGATAGCTTTCGAGAACGGCTGATTGCTGCTTGGCTGCTTCACGTTTGGCCAATAGTTCTTCAGCTTTCTGATAGGCCATTGCTTCCGCATAGGCTTCAGGGCTTTCAAACTGGTCAACGGACGCAGTTGGTGCAGCTTTCACGATTTGCGATTCCGCAGACCGATTTGCTTGCTCTCTTTCCCACTTACGTTGCTCTCTTGCGAGGCGTTTGCCGATCATCGCATCAATTTCAGCCTGGGAGTACTTCTTTTCCTCTGTGGCCTGATCAACTTGGTTCTCAGCGACTTCCGGCGTACTTTCAGCAACTTCAGGTGTGGCCGTCACATCCGTGGTTGGCGCGGAGTCTACTTCCGCTAGGGCTTGGACTTCTTCAGTCATTTATGAATCCTAAGATTCCTCGGTCTACTGGGCCGATACAGTTTGTGCCGCTATTATGCGGCAGGAATTTGTTGTTCTGCAAGTTTTTCTTGATAAGCAGCAATAACTGCGGGTGTGTGGATAGATGCGGCAATTGCTTGCACTTTGGCATCTTCAGCGCTTACGTCAGCGCCTGGGGCAACCACATGGCGGTGAAACTTGCTACTGATTTCAACACCATCTTCTTTGATAGCGGTCTTGGTACGAACTTGGATTGAGCCGTTTTCAACAACTTCAATCAGATCGACAGAGGTAACTTTTTCTAGCATGATATTTCCTTGTTTCCAGAGTAGCTATCCCGCTACACATTAAAGGCTGGTGGGCCGCACCAGTACGGTTCAACTTTGCCAAGGTGGTGATACAACTTTGGAGTTTTGTGATTTTTTTTCTTCTAACAACAAATTTAAGTTATTTTTAAAAGAACTTAAAACTTCGCTGTCAATTGCGTCTTGTACCCAAGAAATAACAGTAGCTTCGCTCAAAGACTCAAACTGTGTAAATTTAGATGGGTCTGCGTCTTTTAACCATGTTTTAGCAAAAGTTTCAACAGAATAGTCGCCATCAACTGCATTTAACGCCCAATCAACCCCTTGAACAACATTGTTCAAACCATCTTTTGATGTAGCTAATTGAAGTTGGCTAATTTTCCAAACATAAGACACACTCATTTTTGTTCCTTTTAGACAACTGCTGGGCCAAATGGCGTTAAGGTGTACAACATAACTGTTGAACCACCAAAGTTATTTGTTACTGTTACTTGATTTGCCGCTGTGCCAGAAACTGTAATTGCCAAACTGGACACTATCGTAGCAACAGCAATATTGATTAACCCATCACCACAAACAAAATACATCCCGCTTGTTTGCAAATTGTAGCCAGCATAGATAAACAACAATTGCGGTCTACGGGGTGTTGGTATGGTTATCGTAAATGTTGCACCATTTGCAATTGTTCCAGATGTACCGCTTTTTTCTTGAAACGACAATCCTGTTTGGATTGTTGAGTCTAGTAAAACTTGGGCTGCGCCTGTTGATGATTTAAAAGTCAAGCCATTAATCAAGCCTGGCACTTGGCTGTTTGTTTGAAAAGTACCACCACCGTATATTTGTGGCACTTGTGAGGAATCATTACCGCCAACAAACAATAAACCATAACCAGCACCACTGCCGTTGTTGACTTTTGTGCCAGTCATATTACAACCAAAGAATTGTGAATATGTGCTGAAATTATCTAAGTCTCTGTCGTTGGCCTCAAACGTACATCCAAAAAACTCATTGTTAATGTTGTCAGCAAGGCTTACTGGTGAAGTCTGCCTAATGTACAAAGCTGTTGGTGTTGCATTGGGGCTTGTCCCTGTAGAGATACCTTCAAAATTAACAGCGTAGAATTTATTTGTATCGCCAGCATCAATTTGAACACCAGTGTTAGTTGTTTGACCAATACGAATGTTAAAAAATGAATTGCGGTTTGCTGGAGAAGAACCTGCGTTTGTTCCATCTTGCAACCAAATGCCTCTAGTGCAAGTGTAGATGTGTGCGTCTTGCAATACGTTGTACCAGCAACCGCTATCTGCGCCAGCAACGTCAGGGCCAGCTTTTAAAGTAAAACCTTCAGCGCATCCGAGGATGAACAAACCTGAAAAAATGTTGTAGTTTTGAAAAACCACAGTTGTTGTTTGTGTCACGCTTTGTGGAACGCAACCTAATCCAATAACAGATGTTTTTGAATTTCCATCAATAGATAAGTCACGAACCCCACCATTGCTATCACTAAAACGAATGACGTACATTCCGTTTGAGTTTGCTTTCAATATTGTCGATCTGCCTTGGCCTTGGATAATTACCCGATTTGCTGTGCCGTATTGACTAACATACGGCACTAACAATCCATTTAATACAGTGTCGCCACTAGCCACACCGCCAATAAGATATGTGCCTTCAGGAATTACAACCACACCACCACCAGCAGCTTGTGCTGCGTCAATAGCCGCTTGGCAAGCCGCACGGCTGTCGGCTACGCCAGTTGGATCAGCGCCATAGTCAAGAACATTAAATGGCGCACCCGAAATCATCGAGTAAGTGGCTTTTGTTAACGACATAGTAATCTCTTTTTATTTAAGCGATGTATTGGATACTGCCAGCAAAAAAACTTGTAGCAGTTAAATCAGCAGCGGTAACGTTTGTTGTTCCTGTTGCTGGAATTTTTGTTCCAGTAAAAGCCAGCGTAGTTGTGCCGCCATCGCTACCAATTACGATACTTGCCCATAATGTGCCTAATGAACCAAATATGGTTGCGCCTTGTGGGTAGCGGTTTTCAAAAGCCCCGCCCGCTGCCAAATTAAATGGCAATCCAGACAGATTGACATTTCCTGTTAATGTGCTTACAGCAGATATTGTGATTACAAAATTTAAAGTTACCAAACGGCCTACTTTTGTGTAGTTGCCGTAAGTGTTGCCACCACTTGTGGCTGATCCGCTTGTACTTCCTGTCAATGATGGTGTCCAAGTACCTTCTTCATAGTCAGCCAACAACTCGCTTGTGCCTGAACCAGATGTGGCAGAAAAGTCAATGCCTTTGCCGCTTGCTACAACCAAATTGCCAGTGGCAAGGGTAAGATCACCAGTGCTTGAGCCAACATAAAGTCGTGTTGCAGAATTGGTGCTGTCATACAGCGCAAAACCGCTATTGCTTACGCCTGGGTTGCCTGTAACCAAATGATATGTCTGCCCACCCGCACCATTGTTGATAATTGCTACTCTAGAGGCAGATTGATCGCCTGATTCAAAGTTGGCAACTGGTGTACCAAGTCCAGTATTATTGGCGGTAATACTTTGCATACTAACAGCACGACCAGCGGTCAAATTTGCCACGCTCACTTGTTTGGTTGTGCTACTTTGCACAATAGGCAAAACCTCTGTACCCGCTAATGGGGTGGCGGCAACTGTTAGTGCGGAAATTTTTAAGTCAGCCATTTTTAGTCCTTTTGAGAAAGCGATTCGATTGCTTCTTTAGATGCACTTGGAAACCACGAAACATAAGTTCCACAATCAAGGCCCACTGCAACACCATTCCAATAAATTAAATTTTCCATGTTATTGCCCTGTAACTGAAGCTCGCCAAAAGAATTGCCTTGTTCCAGTAGTAGTAGCACCTACAAAAATTGTGAATTGAGTCGATGTAATGTTACCCGCATACCACGCACCCGCTTCTGGTTGACCCAAAGGAGTCAGTAGTATGACTTGCGGTTGAACACTCATTCCATGCGTCACAACAAAACTGGTGACAGTTCCTGTAATAGTTGCAACTCCTGAATTTTGAGTAACGTATCCAAAATTACTTTGAATTACTTTTGTTGAGCTATTTCCCGCTGCGTTGCTAATAGCACCTTGTCCATTGTTGTGAAAACTTGCACCCGTGACATTGAAATTGTCTAGTGCAGCAGGAATTTGAATTCCATACCCTTTGGTAACATTTCCATTGTAAGAAATGTCAGTGCCGCCTACAGAGAAAAATGGGGGCAATGTCAGACCAAAGACAATTCCATGTCCACCAGATGCACTTTGACCATTGAAATAAATCTGTCCTCCATCAATGGTCACAAACCCGCCATCTAGTTCAATACCTGGGCCTACGTTGTTATAAATGTAAGGCGATCCTGAAATGCTGACAACGGGGATAATAGTTGTTCCACCACCAATAATGATGCCACCCGACCCGTCATCGTTTGTGCCACAGCTTGCCGCCCAAGGATTATCCATTGTAAGCAAAGCTACACTTTCGCCAACTTGCTCAATGCCCCAACGTTTGCAAGAGTCAACATTGAACCCTTGGATAAATATTTCACGATTGCGTTTTGTGGCAGTCGTTGCGGCAAGGGACAATGAAGTGTCAATAACTACACCTGTCTCGGCTAGGCTAACATCACCACGACGCAAATACACTCCACCGCAGTTACCTGCAATTCGCACACCGCAAGCGCCAGCCGCATTTTGACGAACAAATCTGATGTTGCCATCAATGACAATTTCAGCACCATAACTGTCGTTGGCGTTGCCACGCATCCGAATTCCGTCTTGCGGGGTTACGCACCATCCACCAAACACGCCTACTGTATCAAAGCGGTCAAAGTACCAGCCGTAATACAGACGATGGCCTCCAGCGGTGGCGTATAAATCTTGTGTTCCTACATTGACGTTTTGCCACTGACTATCAGTGACAAATCTTGCGTTAAAAGCGTACCCAGCAGTTTTTGTGACTGACGACCAAACTGTAAAATCTTGAAATAACAAACCGCTAATTTCTGTGCTGCCGTTACCAAGCGTAAAAATGTCAGCAGTCAACGAATTTGTTTGAATGACAGAACCTACGCCATCACCATAAATTGTGGTGTTGTTGGCTGTGATTGTCAAAGCAGAGGATGTTTTGTAAACACCTTTTGGCACATACACCCGTTTTCCAGAGTTAATGGCGGCTTGAATTGCAGTCGTTGAATCAAGTACGCCCGTTGAATCTGCACCAAAATCTTGTACGCTGACGTATTCGGACAGTTTGACTTCAACATTGGTGGCCACAGAACCCGTAAATGGCGGGTCATAAGTGACTTGCGAAGCATCTACCGCCCCCGCGCTTTGTTGTTGTGTTGTGGTAAATTTGACTTCAGCACCCACATGAAGGCCGCTTGTGAATGTCACAGTGTCGCTGTCAGTCTCGGTGTAAGCATACTGAGCGCCTGGGCCGTACTGGTTCACGCCATCAACAAACACGGACAAGCTGTTAGTGCCTGGCTGATAGCTGATTGACAAATTGAACACTGTCTGGCCAGAAGTGGCCGTGATAATCTGTTGTTGATTGACAAAGGCAACAAAGTTGCTATTGATACCGCTGATATTGTCGTAGGTAGCAATTAAAACATCGTTGCTGTCTTTCAACACAAACTTGTATGTAATGCCGTCAGTTATCCAAATCTCACCGCTGCCAGACACACGGCCAGCAGCATCTAAAACAATAGGATTTGCCCAAGGTGTAGCGCCATTAGACGAGGTGTAAGCAACCGCAGGCGTGGTAGTCCCTGCAAGATAGGTGTAAATCTTACCGCCAGTCAGGACTGCGCCGGTATTAGTGAAGAACTGGGCCGCAACGCCGCCCACGGGGGAAAGATTGACGGCCATTTAGGTCACTCCAAAAGAATTTGTCCACCGTCCTCTTGGACGAGGTTGTCGCCAGATTCGGTGAGAAGATTGCCTACCGATGCGCCACTGTCGCGTGTGCCTGAAAACAGCGTGACAATACCCGCTAGGCCAATGGCCACCGAATTGCGAAGGGCGACACCAAAGCTCATTGCTTGTTAATCGGTTTGCAATACGCAGTGCCGTCTGTGCTACCAATACGCAGCACACTGACGCGCCAAGGAGAGCCGTTTGAACTGAGTGTCAGAACAAAAGGAATTGGCGTGTAAGCAGGGATTGGTGTGCTGGCATTGGTAGCAACAGCACCCACACCGACTTCAACGTAGCAGGGCACCTCGCTCCAAACCAAAACGCCTTGTGGGCCTGCGTTCCATGCGGTTGTGTTGCCTGCAGTTGCACCAGCTGTTGCGGTAAAAGCGGGGAAATCCGCTTTGCTCATTGGGTTGAGAAGTTCCATGATGATCCTTACGCCAAGAATTTCAATTTGTACAAAGTCCGGAGATATATCTCAACGATATTATCTATCAATTGTTGCATTGTTGAATCAGATTTATCACACACATCGTAACGAGCCGCTTCAATTTCAGCAAGTGAGTCCTGCAAGAATTCAGTGATGTTAGCCGTCTTCTTGGCCGAATTCAAGGTAATTGGGCCAATTAGACCATAGCGGCCTTGATAAGTTTCAGCAAAGTCGTCAGCCGCACCAATGATGCGGTTGTAGAAGATGTTGAGCGCTTCGTGCTTGCTAAAACTGCGAGTGTTCAGGTGTACGGAATGTGCAACATCCCGCGCCAAGAACAGCAAGCCTAAAAATTCATTTGCTTTCATTGTGGCATTCCTTGTGGAGGCATCTGTTGTTCTGGGGGCATCATCTCCATGGGCATGGATTCCTCACGCATCTCAGGCATCTGGTTCATCATGCTCTGCGACTCCATGGCCGCAGCAACAACACCCATGGCAATGTCTTGAATTTGTTCTTCAGTCATACCGGCCTGCACAGCGGCAATCCGCTTGGTTTCGGCATCGTATGCCTTGATCTGAGCCTCAAAGTCCTTGCGCTCCAAGTCTTGCATCTCAATTGATTTGCCGACATTCTGGATCATCTGGTACATCTGCTCCATCTCAGCGCCCATGGCCTGAATCTGTTGCTGCGCGGCCTGCAATGCTGGATCGTCCTCGCCATCCGATAAGAACTTGGGATCAATAGTCTTGGCAAAGCGCTTGGCCATCTCTTGTGCGCCAGGCCAGTCCATGTTCTTGACAAACAAGTCGCCAGCCACAGACCACAGTTGGGGATTACCCTGAAGCAGTTGAGCCATGGCTTCCAAGGCCTCTTGGCGCTTGGTTGCGTAGCCTGGGCCAGTTGTGGCCACCACATCGTACTTGCCAACACCAGGGTTGTAGATTTTCTCGATCACAATACCCTGCTCATTGACAATCTTGTTGACGGGTTGAGGCTGGTCAGGGTTGATCTTGACCATCTTAGTCTCGCCGTCTTCACCAATGATGCGAGCAATGCGCTGTGTGTCGTAAATCTTGGGGATCAAGTCCACCAACTGACGGGCCACATGGCGCACGGCACGGGTCAGATTGTCACCATAATGGAAAGTACCTACATCACCCTCACGCTGGCGGGCCAGAATGGCTTTACCAGAGCGTTCGTTGCTTCCCATGCCCAAACTGGCATTGTATTGACCCGTTGTGGACTTAATGTCCTCAGATGCGCCTGCCTTGGCCTGCAATAGCCCGCTGGAGGCCATTGGCGGCTGTGCCCGCTGGGGTAGTGGCAAGACTGCACCTTGGCCGTCTGTAACGTCTGGATTGACCTCAAGGTACGGCCAGTTGTTTGTGTTGGCAGTTTTCCATTTGTCCTCGTAGCCCTCGAACTGGCCACCGTAGCCAATGAACGGAGCCTTGGGAGCCAGAGCCAGCATTTCGGCTTCCTGAGACACCCAGTAGTTGTACATGCGCTGGGCATCTTTGGCGTTTCGCACTAAGCCAGAGATGTAAATACGGCCATCAACCTCGAACTCGTTGCCAATCACACGGATTACGGGAATCCATTTGCCAGCCCACTCTTTTTGTTCAAGGATTTCATAGCCGTTGATCTTGCAATACATCACCCGTGGGCGCTCAGATATGCGGCTTTTGATTGGCTTGCCAAACATGTCCTTGAGCATCTTGTCTTCAGGCGTGCCTTCAAAGGCCGACTGGTTGCCAGGGTACAAATTCAGCTTGGTTTTGTCGTAGTCAATGTAGTAATAACTAGCGATACGCACTGTGTCTTCATTGAGCCAGTTGCTGATTGACTGGTCACCTACACCAAGAGACTGAAGCGTAGAAATAGGCGCAGCATCGGGATACTGGCGCTCATATTCTGCTTTGGTCAGGTCTTCGGTAATAAAGCAATACTTAGCATCCGCGCCAGTGGGGTCTTGGATCAGCGGATCCATGTAGACCGAGAAGCTGTTGCGAATACGGCCAATCTTGATGTCCTGATCGAATGTGTTTTCGTCACAGTATTCGGTCATCAGGGTAATGTAGCCTTCGCCGTAAGACACCTGATTCTCGCAAGCCGTGTCGTATGCCACGTCAGCGTCAGAGATGTACTCAATGTGGCGAATCATGCCGTTGAAAATCTCGGCCACTTCAACGTCAGCGTTGTCATCGACTGGGATGACCTTGGCGCCTGGGCGGTTCTGGCGCATGTCATTCGTCACTTGACGAACGTGTTGCGGCAGTTTGTTGATTGTCAGCGTTGGGCGTGCGTTGATCGTCTGACCTTGCACCGCACCACGGGTGGCCAGTACGTCAGCAGGCCACTGCCAGTGGTTGTCGGGTGATCCGGCATAAAAGCGCAGATCGTCAATCTCATCCTCACGGCTCTCGGCCAGTGCAGAGACTGCCATGTCCAACCGAGCGCGGGCGGTTGTCAGAATGTCTGAGTCAGACTTTGGTGGTTTGCCGCCAGCGGCTACATTAGCCGCCGCGACCATTCCGGTTGGATCAGCCATTATTTTTTCTTCTTTTCTGCAACACTTCTTTTGACTGAGTACGCGATAGCCACAGCTTGCTTGACAGGCTTGCCAGCTTTAACTTCAGCTTTGACGTTCTTGCGGAAGGCTTCGGGTGATTTTGATTTAACCAGTGGCATGATTATTTCTTCTTTGCAGTTTTGGCAGATTCTTTAAACGCTTTGGCCGTTGGCGCGCCCTTGTCGCCTGGCTGGCGCATTTTTTCTTTAGAACCAGCGGCTATGCGCTCACGTTTTGCATGGATATTGGCATATAAGCCGGGTTTGGTAGCCATATCAACACTTCCATCGTTTAAGAGCTGCTTTAGCGCGTTCGCCATCCTTGGCGTTGGCCGCTACTGCGCCCATTCTTGCACAAAATGAATCCTTGCGCCCCTGATCTGCCTTCGTCTTGGGGTTAGGCGCTGGCGCCTTCAAGTTAGAACCCGTTGCGGCATTGTACTTAGCGCGGCCCTTCTCGGTCAAGCCAGCACCTTTGCTGACCGGCAACTTCTCACCGCGACCAACGCTTAAGGACACACTCTTTTTAGCCATTACGATCCCATCCAAGAAGTTGCAACCACGCCTCTGCCATTGTACGTGCGACGCTGCGTGGATTCACGCGCCTCACGGTGGGCTACTGGGAAGGCAAACGTGACGCATATAGCGTCAGCCGCGTCAGGCGAGGCCAATCCGCGTGCCTTCATGTCCTTTTTCGACTCCAAAAAGATAGTCCCTTTGGAGTCGGGCTTCATCATAGGCGAAATTAAATCAGTTTTAAGAAACCTGTCAAGCGGGATTGAAGCAGTTTTCAGCCAATCCTTCATTTTGCCCCACATTTCGGCCCTTTTATTGCCATACATGACCGGATTTGATGATTTATTGCCAAAGTTGACACCTTTGATTTTGTACCTTTGCTCTTTCAAACGGTCAACAATACCAGCCCCAAGGCCGCCTTCGTCGATCACAACCAGTGCGGGCTTGTATTCCTCAATCGCCTCAATGACATGGCCAACCACGGTCATGGTGTCGTCGCCCCTGTGGCGCTGAATAGCAATAATGTCCCGCCCTTGCCTGATAGCGATGACTGTTGCATCCGCGCCAAAGCGGGCAGGGTCTACACCGATCACAATCGGTGCTGATTGATCTTGGTACTTAGGCCGCTTCATAGCTTCGTCAACCAGACTGGCCGAGATGAACTGATCGTCGCCCTCGGATGGGAACTGACCGTACACCTCAACGTGCGCCTGACTAGAGTCAGCGCCGTATTCGTCGATGATCTGCTGGTAGACCTGCTTGTCCGTCCCTTCGACCGTGCGGGCGTCTACTACCTTGGTTGTCCAGAACTCCCGTTTGCTGTTAAATGCTTCGTAGAAGTACCCAGTGTTGCGCCGTGGGTTAGAGAACGCCATCCAGAAACGGTTAGGCGTGTTCTCTGTAAAGAAACCACTCGTCACTGCCCAGATGCTGTCGTCAATACCAGACGCCTCGTCGAACACGACTAGCACACCGTCGAAGTTGTGAACACCCGCGTAAGCGTCGGGATTCTCCGCTGACCAGAGCCTGCCCTCAACGCCCCAGTAGCGTGTGCCCTTCTTAAGATCACGCTCGACCAACTCCGTGAGCCACTTGGCTGGCATCAGCCGTGTGGCTGACACCTCAAACCAATGGCTGTTAAGCGCCATTGCTAGCCACTTGGTAATCTCGGCCCATGTGACACTTCGCAACTGTGACTCACTGTTAGCCGAAATGATGGTTGTTGAGCCGATGCGGGTTGAGAGCATCCAGATTGTGATCCAACTGACTAACGCCGACTTACCAATACCACGGCCAGAACTGACCGCATGGCGTAGGGTGTTGAAGTCTAGTTGGCCTTTGTTCTGGGTGATGTGGTCGGCAATATGAGTGAGGACTTCACGTTGCCATTTGCGTGGGCCTTTGAAATGCTCCAGCGGTGTGCCAGGCTGACCCCAAGGAAACGCAAACATCACAAACGCCAAAGGGTTGTCCTTGATCGCTGGCGCCCATAATCTGGCCATCAACTCTTGTTCGTCTTCAGCGCTGTATATGGTCGATTGCATTTATTTGGGTCTCTAGTACTTGTGCATCGCTCACATCAATAACTTCCAACGCACGCTTCTGTGCTTCAGCCAGCGCGCCAGTGATTGAGATGCGCTGATCCACTTCGACAGATATGGCCTGCTTAGCCACCCAGCCGTGTTGATGTTTGAGGATTTCTAACGCCGCCTTAGCGTCGCCATTGAGGGCGGCTTGGTGGAGAGTGCGGGACAACTCGATCTCACCATCAGCTTTGCCCTTTTGCGCGGCAAGTTCCACCACGGGGTCAAGTTGCGTGAGTTGTCTGTATTCAATAGGCAGCATGCCTGCGGCTAACGCCAGTGCGTCGCCTTTGAGGCCCAGCTTGGCCGCGTCATATACCGCCTTCAAGCGCGACTCTGTCGCTTCGACCTTGCGCGGTGTAAATGGAATCGAATGGAACATGTGTTCTCCATGCTTTTTGCACGTGGTGCGAGTTTACAACAAAAAATAAAAAATTGTTCGTGAACGCTACGTTTTTGCTGGCCCTTTGCGCTCGGCCCTACCCCCTCCCCCTTGGCCAAAAATGCCCTTGCTGCCAGTAGGGTTTTAGCTGCGAGTCATTGTGGGTCATGACTTTTGCATGCGTCATGGTGTCGCGTGGCTTGCATGGCCCGCATAGTTTGTGGGTCATTGTGGGTCATTGTGGGTCATGACTCACGTTGACCCACAGTCATGACACGCGGAAAAGGCGCGAACTTTGTGCGCGCGGTTTGTGGGTCATGTGAGTCATTGTGAAGGCACTTTTCAATCGCGGCGGCTCCACGGCGTATTGCGACTTAACATAACACAGACATATTTTTATAGATGAAGATATTGATAACTCACATTAACACACAATAGGCTTTTATCTATATGCCACAAGGCTTTAACCGTAGGTCATTGAAGCACGTTTACGCCACACACACGCGCACACAACCACACACAAATTATGCAACTTTTGCATAACCACAAATATTTGCAAAAAGGTGTTGACAATGCAAAGAATTCTTTTACAATACATTCACCGCGCGACAAAACGCCGGTAAACACTCAACTACAGTAAAGGCAAGCATATGAACTGGTACACACTCACTTTTTGGTCTGCCCAAAACCAATGGGTTATCTGGAACAACGGCGCGATTGTGGAGCGCTTCCGCGCTAAGAAATTGTCAACGGCGCAAGCGCGTCTCGCTAAATATGTGGAGCAAACAGTATGAACAAACTGTATGACATTCTCACCGCCGTAGTTATCGGCTTACTTTTAACCGTGGGCGCATTGGCCTACTTTGACATTCTTTGGGGTTAAATCATGACCGATCTTTTTGAAAATTTCCAAGGCGCGGACATTGACCGCCTGACCGACTGTTTGCAAGCCATCCGCAAGGCGGGCTTGAAAGTTGACCGACACACTATGGCGGGTGTCAATCAAAACTCAGGCAATGTCTGGGTGTGGTCTGAGGATTGGGCGGGGGCTGTGGCTTGCTCTATTGGCTTTGATGTGTTCTGGGTGTACTCATGCCCTGAATGTGGCGAGGAGTGGGAGTTTAAAGAGTACGCCATGATGGAGCAATACGCTTCACAGTTTGATGGTCAATGTGGGCAATGTGAGGAGGTGACAGCGTGCGAGTCTTAATTGCTTGCGAGTATTCCGGCACGGTCAGGGATGCTTTTATCAGGGCGGGGCATTACGCCGCGTCATGCGACATTTTGCCTAGTGAGTCGCCGCTGGGCGATCACTACCAATGCAACGTCATGGACATAATAGATCATGGCTGGGATTTAATGATTGCACACCCGCCATGTACTTACATGTCAAACGCGGGCGCGTGCCGGATGTACCCTCAAAAGGGGGTTGTTGACCCTGAGAGGCTTGCAAAAGCAATGGAGGCCAAAGAATTCTTTATGGCCTTACTTGACGCGCCCATTCCGCGCATTTGCGTAGAAAACCCAAAGCCGCTAAACATTGTGGGCTTGCCTACTGAGACGCAAACAATTCAGCCGTGGATGTTTGGTGAGCCGTACACCAAGAAAACTCTGCTATGGCTTAAGGGTTTACCGCCGCTTGTGCCGTCTGACATTGTGACTGAGGGCATTGTGCCTTTTTGTCCATCGGGGACAAGCCGCAAATTAGGCGGCAAAACGCTGGGCGCAGCAAAAAGGGGCGATGACGCAAAAAACCGAAGTAAATTTTTTAAAGGCATGGCAAACGCTATGGCAAACCAATGGAGCAACTTATGAAACCTCACGAAATAATCCACAAAGAGACTGGGCAGGTTGTTGGCACTTATGCCACTTATGAGGCCGCTTACGCCGCTTATGAAAAGCTGGGCACAGGCAACGATGGCATGACTGACCACGCCATTGGCCCCGTTATGGTTTATGACGAAACCTCACGCACTTATGTACAAAAGGAGACTTTATGAAAACCTACGAAATTGAAATTAGGTACACCGCATATGCGAATTACGTCATTGAGGCCGAAAGCCCCGAAGACGCGGAGAGGCAAGCATGGGCAGACGTCAACTCAGACCCTGATCACGCTATGAGTTTAGGCGAATGGGAATGTTTAGAAGTGGATGAGGTGACAAACCCCGAAGACTATAGGATTGAAAAAGTATGACCTACGAAGTACAAACCCTCTGTTATCCCGATACATGGGAGAACACATGGTCAGACTCATTGGGCGACACGCCCGTACAGTTTGACACCTACGAAGCCGCAGCCGAAGAGTTAGCGGATTATTTGCGCGAGTTAGCCTACGCCGTCAAACAAGGCTTTGCAACCGATTTTGACAATTCAGCTTATAGGATTAAAAAAGTATGACTCATTATGACCGTACAAAAATAACATTTCACCGTGGCAACGCTTTTACGCCTGAGGGCATTGAGGCCGAGCCGTTCGCTACGGTGACCATTAACGACATTGTAGGCCGCGAGCTAATTGAGTCTATTTGTACGCTTATGCGTGACCATGTACACGCGGCACATGCCGATTTTTGCAATATCAAAATTTCAACCGAAGACTGGGATGTATAACATGATTACTTTTGAACACCACGGCATAACCGTAAAATGCAAGCCTGAGCGCGCCATTGAATATCGGCGTTTGATGGACAAGCCGCCAAAGGCCAAAGCCGTCAGCGAAAAGCGCGATTATCCGAAGTGGAATCCTACAATGACCACGGGCGACTATTTGCGCGCCTATATCCGCCTGAATGACCGCCGCCGGATGATTGAGTGCTCTCACGCATGCGCCAACTATGACCAAACGCCCGCCATGTATGACGGCAGCTTGCCGGAAGTGCTAGAGGAATTAGACCCCGACTATGTGCCTACGGCTAAGGCGCGCAAGATCACACCTAAGCAGGCCATTATTCAAGCCCTCGACGCGCTCAAGGCGGGTGACATCGACACGGCGCAATGTATTCTGACGGAGGCACTTAAATGAACCCGACTATTGCCGAGGCATTGGCACCATTCCGCCCCCTCACCTATACCGAACATTATTACATCGACCTTGGATACCGGCACGAACTAGGCAAGGCCGAGGAATACGAATATAAACAAGCGCATGCCGAGGGGCCGGAAGCCCGCCGCCTTATGAATCGGGGTGCGTTAGAGGCCATGACGAGGGCATATTGATGGTTTTACTAATTGCGCTTATACTGGGTGCGCTGTTAGCGGTTCTCCTCGATCTGTAAGCAGTTGCCACACCTCACAAGCCCCTTCACAGGGGCTTTTTTTTATGTTGACGCCGTAGGCGGCGGCATTGCCTTACTTCACCAACTTCATTAGCGGTGACTTGCCGTCAGGCTCGCAAGCGTCCCTTAGTTCTGACTTGCTGCGGTTGACCATATCAGGCGCGCAGAAAACGTGCTTTTTAGTCGTATGCGCCCGCGACTTGAGCAAGCCCATATCAACCCAACCCGCCTCACGGAACGCATGCAACAAAGCCGCCACGGGCAATTTCATACCGGCAGGGGCCACGCCAGTGAGACGGTCACACGTTGACTGCCACGGGCCACCCAGCACACCAGACGCAAACTCACCCAGCCGCGCACGCATCATCTCAACAAGGAACGACTCAGCGCCACTCATGCCGGTTTCGACCATGATGGCCTTGGCCTCAGTCATCGGAGGGGCAGCGCCCGCGTTAAAGGCCGACACGTTACGGGACGCAAGCCACGCCGCCACCGCCGCAAACCCGCCCGACTTGTACCACGCCCACAAACGCGATGACACGTCAGCATCCATGCAAAGCGCATCAGACCACAAAACAAACCAACGGCGGTCATTGGATGGGATGGTGATCGCCATACGCTCATTAGAAAAGGCGACCACTTGCAAACGGTTGACGGCCTCATACGGTGCTAGACCCTTACGCTGAATTGACAAGAATTCAGGCGGGGCGGCGATCACGGGCTTTAGACTATTCTCAAGGGCGCGGCGGTCAGCCGCTTCGGGTTGCCGCAGCTCATTGATAATCAGCACCTCACACTCTAGGTGATAGCCCCAAGGGGTTGACAAGTCTTTGTTATCTAGCTTCTTGACGTTGGCAAGCGAATCGCCGCCGACCGCCCAAAAGAACGGTGCCCACATGGTGTCCTTGCCTGAGCCTGGATGACCGCCATGCAACACGGCGTGATTGATCTTGACGTTGGGGTGCTGGATTTTAAAGGCCATCACATCTAAAACGTGGTTACGCTCCATAGCGTCAGGGATCATGCGCTCGACATGTTCAAGCCAAGGTGTAGGGTCAGCACCGGCGGCTACGGCTGGGCGAGCGTCACGCCAACGGTTGCCATACACCAGACCTTCACGAGCGCAAAGGATAGTTTCGCCTGGGGCGTAGGTCACACCGACAAGGGTTTTCGCGCCCTTGGCTTGGCGATTCTCATCAAAACAGACAGACGCCTCAATTTTGCGCTTGACGTTGTTGATTGACTTGCAATCTAGGTGACGGAACAGAGCGTTAAAAGTACTGCGCCCGATTTCGCGGCGGTCTTGCATGTCAAAGTAAGCGTCATCGTCTTGAATGTAAGCGAAGCGCTCCCACCAGCCATCCTTTTCAATGCGGCCTAGTTCCTTGCGCTCAACTTCGGCAACGATAGCCGCAGCCGCGTCAGGGTACGCTTCATTAGGCGTAAGTTTGGAGAGTGCTTGATCCATTGCAAACGTCAGCAATTCCTCGCGTAAACCTGGAGCATGCTTCGGGCCGCCTTGATCTGACACCCATTGCAAAAACGCATTAGAGTCAAAGTCAATGCAATGGCTGTGCAGGCAGCGGTACGCGCGGTTGGCGGGCATGTAGCGGCCCTCTGGGTTGCCGTCGGTATGCTCGGCTGAGTTGGGGCAAATGATGCCAGCCCAGCCTTCTTGATTGGGATGCGACAGCAGCAGACCTTGGCCACTAAGCCACGCCATGACGTCGTCAGCGCCGTCGTCTGACAATCGGATCGGGCGCACACCGATAGAGTCGGCAGGCGCCGGCACCACGTCAAGGGCCTTGCAGATTTGCTCAAGGGTGAAGTCACGTTCGGGGTGAAACTCGACCAACTCAGCGGCGAAGTTTTCACGACCAGGCTTGAGGTTAATCGAGCCGGGCAGGCGGAAGTTACGCACGGCATTGATAGCGCCCTTGTCGGTGTAGCCCGCGTCGGCGATGGATTTGATGGCCGCCGCGAAGTCGGCTTTGGTCGGCTGCTCAGAGAATGCATAGCCCCACTGGTACGAACCTGGCGACGTCTCAATTTTCCAAGTTGGCTCGATAGGGGGAACCTTGGCCTTGGTGCCCACGTCGTCCAGCACCATGACAAGCACGTACTCACAACACGCCACGCCAGCGCTTGGATGGCCGTCTTTAAAGCGGTCGATGATGAAGCTGGCCGTGTTGCCGTATATCGCCCAGTTTTTTTTAATCTGTGCGGTTGGCAGCATGGCGGGCCATGTGCATTTGATAGCGCCGTCTGCGTGGAACTGCATCTGCCCGTCTTTGAGTTGGGGCTTCTGGCGCACGATCAGCGCAGTCTCACCCTCTGGAGCCAAGGACATTAAAAATTCAAGAAAGTTCATTTGCCATACCTTTTCATAGTTTCAACTTCAGCGGCCAAGGGTAGGCCATCTGCCCACGCTGGCGCTGTACACATCACACGTTTTAAATTCTCTGCCGCTTCTGGGTCGGCTGTTTCGACGACGATTTCGTCATGCACATGAAGCACAACGTCATCGAGTTGTCTAAGGGAATGTCGGAGTAAGTCATTGGCGACCGCCTGCGTCACATTTTCACATGCCAAGCCTTTCCAAAGGCGCGCGCGCGGCCATTCTTTTGCATCTTGCGCGGGCTTCCATGCCGCTTTGGCATAACTGACACCCTCTGATTCCAGTTTGGCATAGGGATAGCACAAGATGCGGCCAGAGGGTAGGGCATACCATAGGTGTTGACCGTCAAACAAATATGTGATACGGCCAGCCTTAAACTCACGCCCCTTGTTTCTCATTGCACGGGTATAGGATTCCTCAAGCGCCGCCCAATAAGGCACGCTCCAAGGATTAGCACGCCGCCAGCCATCCACCATGCGTTTGGCAACTGGCTCAGGAAGACTGATCCCATAAGCCCGACCCATAGCAGCAAAAGCGCCCACGCCGCCAGCAAATCCGCAGGCAAGCTCTTGAACCTTGCCAATCTGGCGCTGATCTTTGGTGACGTCTGCCACGCGAACATTGAATGTCGCGGCGGCGTTGACTTTATAGACGTCTTCCCCAGTTCGGAATAGTTCCAGTTTATCGGCGCCTCGCCCTGAGAGCCACGGGTTGACACGGGCTTCGATGGCCGCCCAGTCTGCCACGACGAAGTGCTTGCCTGTTGCAGGGATGAGCGCTGGTCTAAGCATTCCCTTAAGTACATCGGTAACGCGCTTTCCATACCGAGGGACGATTGCGTGTCCTCTGACCATTGCTTGCCTGACGTCTTCTGGTTCGTCAGCGCACTTGCGTGTGAAGTTGTGAACTTGGGCGCCGTAGGATGATGCGCGGCCTGTTGCTGAACCGCCAGCAAATACGAACGCTCCGCGTACCCTCTGATCCTCCTCGTCCGCCAGACAGCTAAGTCGGTTGAACTTCGCCACAGACGACGCCCAGAGGTCGTCGGCGCATTGAATAACTTCTTGGACATCGGCAGGGACTTCATCGGGGTTCTCCATCAGTAAAAGATTGGCTCGTACAGTCTTATCAATGGAGTACTTGCCATCCTTCTCCATTAACTTCTTGGCTTCGTCACCCACGCGCTCAAGCACCCACTCACGCATGCGAGGCGAGCGAACGGAAGTAATTGCGCCGCCCGTGACTTCCTTGACGATCTGCTCGATCTCAATGAGTTCATCGGAGGCGAACTTCACGGCTGCTTGACACAGCGGCACATCGACCAACACGCCGCGATCATTGATGCGCTCGTTGACGTGGTAGTCTTCTAATTCTTCAGCAGACAAGTCACGCATGGCCTTGCTGATTGCACGCATGGCGCGCACGTCTTGCTTGGCGTACTCACCAAGTTCTTCTAAGATTTTTTGGTCTTCGTTAAACGGCGGAATGCAACACAAGCGAATAAGTTGTTTGCCCCGATGATCTTTTCGCATGTCAGCGCCAGCAAAACGGCCAACGTCCTCAAGACTGCCAGGCGCGCAGTTGGCGCGGGCTTGTGTGGCCGTGCAGTACCAACGGTCTAATGACGGCTCAGACAACGCATAATCTGCGCAAACCACAAACCAAGTTATGAGGCGGTCAAAACCCGCGTTGTGGCAGCGTATCTGACCACCAGATTTAAAATACTCTGCCAAACGTGTTGGCACTGGACTATCCGCCCACCAGAGTTGAACGTCCTCATCGTCAAACGCATACGCCGCGCATAACATTTCAGTACTTGGGTGCTGGGCGTAGTTATACGCACCTTTAGACAACAAGTTGCACGCGCTTTTTGTCTCATAGTCAAGCCAAAGTATGCTCATGCGGCCGCCTTTAGTTTGCGTTTAGTTTGCCAATGGCGGTGTTCGTACGTATGCACGCGATGACAATTAGCACACAAAATTTCACACTTGTTTATTTCGCCTAATAACTTATGCAACGCTACTTTGGGGTCTTGGCTAATGCTGAAATTTTTGTCGCCGATGATGTGGTTGAAATCTAACGCGGCGGCATGTGCTTTGTATCCGCAAATAGAACACCCACGTTCTACTTTAATTTTATCTATAAGAGTTCTGCGCGATTGTTGAAACGCTTGCGTTACCAGTTTTTTAGTTGGCGAATTGTTTCTGCATTTAGCCGTGCAAAACTTTTGCCAGCCACGTTTTGCACTAAACCCTACACTGCAGGTTAAACATATCTTTTCCATATAGACCAATAAAAAAGCCCTAGACTGCATTCTCACCGTAAGGTGTTGGCGGACTCGCAAGGTGCGAGCAGAATGCAGACTAGGGCTTACCTTGAATGTGCCGCCAAGCACAGCCCTATCATACACTTTCCAAAGCCCCCTGTCACGGGGCTTCAGAAAGTTAAGCGCTACGGCGACGGCGTGTAGGCGCTGCTTCTGGCTCAGGCGCGACTTCAGGAGTCTCGCCATCCATGCTCACCCACTCGACAAGTTCAAACACTGGCGTGTAAATCTTGCCGTAGGATTTGTGAGCGTAGTGGTCTTTCTTCAAACGCACGACTGGCACTGGCTTGCTTTGGTCTTTCTCGACTTGCTCGGCCAAAGCCACAGCCAAGGTTTGTACTGCGCGCTTGCCGCCCACTGACGTGGTGGTGAAGCGTGCTTCCATTCCCTTGTCTTCGCCGCTAATGCACTTCAGAGACATGCCAACTTGGCTCTCCCAGCCCTTCTTGGCTTGAGGGGGTGCCTCATCCAAAGCAGGCAGTGGGTTGCTAACGCTGGTCATTTTCTCGCCCAACACTTCGCCATCGCCCCAAGCAATAAAGCCGTGGACAAAGGAGAAAGGATTGACAGCCCAAACAGCGTCGTCTTCGACTTCGGTTTGATCTGCACCAAAGACCCAGTGACCAGTTTTGTCCATCTTGAGGATGACAACACCGGCTGGGCCGACTTCGGCTTGGATCGAACGCAAAGCGCTAGACAAGGTTGAAACGGCGGGGAGGTTTGCTTGAGAGAAGGTTACTAGACTAGACATGATTTTCCTTTACTGGATTTTAGAAAGGGCAGCAGATAACTGTTTGCCCAAGAGCATCACTTCGGGTCGTGGATCATCCACGCTTGCCAAAGTGTTACCTGACGAGATGGCGACCACGAGGTCTTCTGGTAGGCCGATCTTGCGTTTCTTCAACGCCTTCTCGGCCTTCGCAGGGGAGACGACAGAAGTCTCCATCACTTCAGATTCTGTGAGGCCGTATGCGAACAAAGCGACTTTCGCTTTCTCCTCATCCGACCATGACCTGATGGCGCGCTTGGCCACCAGTTTGTATTCGGGCAACTTGGCGCCAGACTCAAGCATCTGTAATGCAAGGGCGCGTAGGTCTTTGATCCAGTCTTCTAGCATGTCAGCGTTCTTGAGGTAAGCGCTGATCTTAGGTGCATCTAAATTGTCCAGTTGCACCTTCAATGCGCGGTCTACTGCGCCAGTCATCTTGGGGCAGATTGGCTTGGCGGCGCACCAACGGCAATGGTCACCGACGGAAAGTTTTGCGTCAGGCTTTTCTGCTTGCTTAACTGCTTGCACCAACTCAAGCTCAAACTTAGCAATGCGCTCAGGTGTTGTCACCCAGCGGCGCACTTCAGGCGGTTGCACGATGACGCATTCAATCTCAGTCACGCCTTCAAACGCCCATTGCGCTTCTGGTGTACGCATGGCCGCTGCGGCGTAGAACATCAACTGTGGGTTTTCTTCCACCTCGACCATGACACCATCACCAAATTTCCAATCAAGAACGACGGCGCGATTACCAAGGCGGCCAATAAGATCAGTAGAACCAAACACGCCAGGAAGCAGATCACCAAAACCAACTCTAGTCTCTGCTTCAATTTCCATCTTCTGTTCAGGGTCGATGATGTCGAGGGCGCGCAGGGCTGGCAGGATCTTTTCTTCCACCAGTTCAAACGTGAGAATTTGATCTTCATAGCGTGTGCCAATGTAATATTCTGGCGGCTCCTCGCTCATTATGAGTTCAGCCATGACGTTGTGTAGGAGTGTGCCTTCGTCAGCGTATTTGCTAGAGGGCTTCGGGGGCATCTTCTGCACTAACGCCACACTGCCTGGGCAGTTGATGACGCGCTTGGCTGTTGAGCCGCCGACGATGTTTGAGTGTTGCATCATTGACCTCTTTCTTTCATCATGGCGTCGGCAATTTTGTAAGCGTTACGAGAAACATCACCTTCATGGCTGTATTTCTCAGCAAGTGTTTGCATGGCTTTGGCCGCAAAGTAGTCACGCATGGTCAAGCCATGTTCGTTGTCTGCTAAGTCATAGTGCATAGCGGGGAATGCTGGTTCGTTTTTCACTTTACTGTCCTTTAGTTAATGAGCTTTGAATGTAGCACAAAAATAATTGTTGTGCAAATCTTTTTTACATGTATACTTTGCGGCATGCGTGAAAAAGAAATTGAAATTTATTTTGACTGGGCGGTGCAGCGCATCGGCGGCAGGACTTGGAAGTTTACTTCGCCTGGACGCAAAGGTGTAGCAGATCGCATTGCGTGTTTACCCGATGGTCAAACATGGTTTGTGGAAGTCAAAACCAAGGGCGGCAGACTGTCTGCGCTCCAGAAATTATTTGAAACCGACATGATGATGTTGCGTCAAAACTACGCATGTCTTTGGACTAAGGAACAAGTTGATGCTTTCATTGCGTCCATATCAAGAGACAGCCGCTGACTTTCTCTACGAGCATGACCGCGCCATGATCTTGGCGCCAGTCGGTGCTGGTAAGACTGCCATCACGCTGACAGCCATGTGGGAGATGATCCGCGATGGCCACGTCAAGCGCTGGCTGGTGCTGGCGCCCAAGCGTGTCTGTACCGACGTGTGGCCAGTTGAGCGCCCCAAGTGGGGCGAGCGCCTGAGCATGGCTCTGTGCGTTGGCACGCCTAAGCAGCGCCTAGACGCCCTTAAGACCAACGCCCAAGTGGTCGTGACCAACTACGACAACTTGCAGTGGCTGGCCGAACAAAAATTAAATTTTGACGGCGTGGTGTTCGACGAACTCACGCGACTCAAGAACCCGTCCGGCACACGCTTCAAAGCGTTTCTAAAAGTAGTTGACCCCATGACGACACGTTGGGGCTTGACTGGCTCGTTCACTAGCAACGGCCTTGAGGACGTCTTCGGTCAGTGCAAGATCGTTGACCAGTCTTTGCTTGGCCGTTCCAAGGGCGCGTTCATGCAGCAGTACTTTGTGCTGATCAACAAGGACTTTGGCGAATGGTCGCCCCGCGTCGGCTCGCTTGAGAAGGTTATGAACGTGATCAAGCCTGCCACATTTGTCTTGGAGGCAGGTGAGTATAAGGACAAGTTGCCGCCTTTGCATACTGTCGAAGTCAAGTGCGACATGGATCTGACACCCTACAACAAGATGAAGAAAGACTTCGTGCTGGACGGCATCACGGCAGTCAACGCGGCTGTTGTCACGGGCAAGTTGCAACAACTGGCGTCAGGGTTTGTGTACGACACGACCACCACGCCGTCTGCGTCGCCTGGCAAGTTCACATCCACCCAGCGCCCGATCTGGTACGGCCTGCACAAGTTTGAACGCCTTGAAGAATTACTAGACGAGAACCAGCATGCCAACACCATCATTGTGTACAACTACCAAGAAGAACTTGCCGAACTCACAAGGCGCTTCGGACGTTTGCAAACCCTTGACAGCCCAGACGCCATCGAGCGATGGAATAAAGGCGGAATACAACTGCTCGCTGTACATCCAAAGTCAGCAGGCCACGGCCTTAACCTCCAACACGGCGGCTGTCACATGGTGTTTTTGTCACTGCCGTGGAGTCTGGAACTATACGAGCAGACCATTGGCCGTCTGCATCGCAGCGGGCAAAAACACCCTGTGTGGTGCTATGTAATGCTGACCAATAAAACGGTTGACGAGAAAATCTGGGCGGCCTTGCATGACAAGCGCGCCATATCTGACATTGCTATGGAGGAACTTAAATGAACTGGCCATTCCCACCATTCCCAAACCCCAAGGACAAGGGCACTAAACAGCCCAAGTTTAACCCTGACAACTTTGAGGACGCACCGATATGACTAAAGATGAAGCATTACGCCTCGCATTGGAGGCGTTGGAGATGTATGAATTAGAAACAAATTCAGAGTTTCAACGCAACGCCATCACCGCCATTAAAGCCTCACTAGAAACACAAAATAAACCCATGCACCCACAATTGAAGGCAATGCTTGAGGATTACTTTGATAAATGCTTTGCTGAATCCGCATCAAAGCGTGCATGGGTAGGGCTGACATATGAAGAAATTGACGAACTTTCTCGCACGATGGTTGTAGGGGGCAAGTCTGTGAATTGGCTTTGTTATGCCATTGAAACCAAACTTAAGTGGAAGAACACATGACCGACTGGACACAAGAGGAAGACGAAGCCTTTAACGACGTCGAGAAGCACAGCAACCTTGGCAAGCAAATCTTGCGTGAGATTGGCCAACCGTACCATTTTGAAAAGCGTGAGTGGGTCGGTCTGACGGATATGGACATCGCCATGATTGATTGGGAATCTTTAATAACTAGAAAAGATTGTGTCCGAGCCATCGAAGCCAAACTGAAAGAGAAAAATGAAAAGACTTGACTTATGGAAGGCCAAACTTAAGACGGCCAAGGCTGAACTGCGTATCAGAGAGCGCAACCTTAACGCCAGCACCCGCGCCTACGCTAATTGTAAAAAAGAAATCTACGAACTGGAGAGAAAAATTGAACGACACCTGGCGCAGCCTGAATAACAAATTAAGCAGTTTGACAGAGGAAGAAGTCCTCAGACTGCTCAACGAAGAACGTGAAGGCGCCAAGCGTGTCTCCATGCTTCAGCGCCTTCACCAGCGCTACAACACCCTGCGCGTTGCGCGGGAGAGACTAGAACTACTCAAAGGAGCAATACAACCATGACACTGCCACCCCACTCTAAAATCAGTTACCCTTCTGTCCCCTTGAAAGACTTCAAGTGGACAACAGGTTCTGACGTACAAGCCATCTGGCGCAAGTACGGCTGGACACCGCCGTCTGAGTTGTTGCCACCACTGCCCCCAGAGAAAGCCCGTGCTTTTTAACTATCTCAAGTGCGCGCCCGTCCAGCCATGCGCCAAGTGCATGAACTGCAAGCGGCGCGCGCCAGCCGCCCCTCTTGTTGTGCAGAACAGCAAGTCCAAGGCGTGTATATACATGCCCATATCACTTCAGAAATAATGCCACGCCCAAAACCACCCGAACCCCTTAAAGGCCGCCAGATCAGGCTCACAGATCGTCACATGATGATCTTCCAAGAACTTGGCGGCATTGACTGGCTGCGTAAGCACTTGGACAAGAGCGCCAAGATGCCCGCCAAGTATTACCGTCTTGAACTAGACGCACCCTCAAAGAAAGAAATCAATGACTAAGGAAAACACATGAGTTATATCGTGGCATCACTGCCGCCCATGAAGTGCTTTGTCAAGCGCGAGTTCTTGTACAACGATCACAAAGGCCACAACGAACTGGAGCCTGCCATCTGGGTCAGCCTTAAAGCCTTGCGTGGTCAAGTGTTTCGCATCGAGTCGCTGTTGCCCAACTACGGCGCCCTGTACGACAAGCTGCCGATCCACGCCTACGTCTGGCACAAAGACGCTGGCGATCTGCCTATTGACACGCTTCAACTGTGGGACTGCATGGGCTACCGCTTTACGATCATTGAAAAGATTGGCTTGCGTAACCTGGGCGTCAAGTTCCTTGGCAAAGACAAAGAGTGGCACTTTGGGCGCTACTTGTTTACGGTGGACTTCTGCGCCGAGGGCATGGACTTGGACACGGGCTTTACCGAGCAGGCCGAAGAACACAAGTCGTTCAATTGGATTGCGCTGGACAACGGCCAGTTTGCTTGCCAGCCCAACAACCGATGCCTGTGGTATGACCAGAGCCTAATACCAAGCGAGACAAAATTTCCTGACTTCCAAGCGGCGCAGCGCCTGTGGACAGTAGACGGCACACGCAAGTGGTCAGCCGGTGACGATTGGTTTTACGACATCAAGGAGAGAGCATGACCAACAGACCAGACTTTTCTACATGGAGCCAAGCTAACTTGGCCAAGTTTGCTGAAGAAGCCTACGCCAAACTGTGCGAACAGGATGACCGCATACAGCATCTGCAATGCGATTTAAAGACCGCTATTGAGGCGTATCGCGCCTTAACTAAGGAATAGTGCCCGTTCGTCAATTCGGCGCGTCTGGAGGCCTTTTAAGACCTTGCCGCCAGCCATGCAGTACTTCAGCAACTCCTCGGCAGCGCCCTCCATGTCACCACGCAGCACCTTTTGCCGCATGGTTGACCTCTGGAGTGTGCCAAGCCCTACATTGAAAGAAAATGAAACCAGCGCGTCAAACTGTCCTTGAGTAAGAGGCACAGGACAATAAGTAGCCACGCCTTTCTCAAAGCGAGCAAGATCGGCCCTAAGTATTGCATCGACTTCCTCCATTGAGTGCTTACGCATGGCCTCTGGCGGGGGCACAAAGGCGTCGCGCTGGTCTATCTTGAGTTTGCCCTGCTCTGGGAACATGACGTGACCCACGCCCACAGTCCACAGCTTTGCAGGGCATTTATATGGATTCTGCCTCACGCCCTCGTGATGGCGAATCATGTGTAAACACTTGGCTGATATTTTCATTTGCCAAACGCTCTGCCGCCAAAGTGGAACGCGATGATGCTGGCAAACAACGCCTGGGTGTCAGAGTCCCACAGCATCTCGGCCAACTCAGTGAACGACACGCCGCTGTTCCAGCCGTAGGCGAACAGACCCACGTCAACGAAGACTAGCAAAAAGAAGAAACCGTATGTGATCACGGGGCGCACGCTGGCGCGCAGATTTTTCATCCACTCGCTAGTGCCTTCGTTAAGCGCGGTGTCGTGGGCGTAGACGGCTTGCATCTCAGCCTGCTGCGCGCCGATCAAAGCCTGCTTGGTGCTGGCCGCGCTTTCTGTTTCCAACTGCTCTGACTTGATGTGTTCAATGCGCTCTTGCGCTTCAAAGCCAGCTTTACGCAGTTCTAGTTCGCGGGTGATCTGCATTTGCGCCAGCGCCAACTCGTGTTTCTTATCCGAACGGTCTTGGAAAAAGTCAAGAATCTTGGGCAAGCCGCCCATCAAGAATGAGATTAAGGTTGAGAGTAGTGTCAGCATTTAAAGTCCAATCATTCCAAGAAGTTTATTTACAATTTTGCCTGCAAGCTCGTCAGGCAGATACTGAAGCAGGCCAAGCACCCACCACGCAACGCACAGCCTGACAAAGACTTTAAGGAATAGGTCAAACTGTTTCTGGTACTCATTCACCGACCACACCTTGTCTTGGCACAGAAATCCTGTATCTCAGCAATGCCCCAGCCAACTGCGCCCAAAAGCATCACGATCACGACAGTACCAACTGCCCACGCCATTTGCTCTTGTTCGTCTTCTTTTTGTTTCTTTTCTGCCGCTTTCAACGCTGCCATTTCCTTGGCGTCATCTCTGTCCATCTCGGCCTGACGAGCCTTGGTCGCATTCCACACGTCTATTCGGCCAGCTTGCATGAACAGCATCTTGAGCTGCTCCTCAAACCGCTTGGCCTCATCCAAGGCCATCTCGATCTGTAGCGCCGCGCCAAGGTTGGACTTACCGCCAGTACGCTTGGCTTGAAGCATCGCCTTGGTGGCGGTGCTTTTGGCATCAAAGAGCCGCGCAATGGACGGAGCCAAGCCTGCTAGGTCACTTGCGACCTTGCTTGCCTTTTTGACTACACTAATCGCGCTTTGTAATCCTTCGAGCGCGGTGATGGGGTCGATGATCATTTGTCAACTTTAGAATCCAGTTTGTCAAATATCTTGCCGAGCATGTCTTTGATGTCGCGCATGTCGGCGCGGTAGTCATCGCGTGTGACGTAGTTCAAAGGCATGGCTCGCACGTCCGTGTCGAGGCGCTCCAAGGATCGGTAGATGTTGTTCAGCACCCAGCCACCTAAGAACCCCGCCAGACTGACTGCGATGTTGAATAAAACTTGAGTGTCCATCAGTTAGCCATTCCAGTTAATTCAATCCTACGCACTGGCTGATTGTTTAGCGCGTTCTCATTGTTGCGCTCGGGCGCCAACATATTGACGCCAGTAGTGACCGTGCCGGTACGAATTGCTTCAGCAGCTTTTTTAGCGCTTGTCTGCCCCAGCATAGACGGGTCAGAAATCAGTTTGATCACGCGGTTGCGCTCCGCAGCAGGCAATGTCTCAAGCAACTTAGCCGCACCTTCAGGCGTTTTTAAACCTTCGGTCAGCGTACTCATTGTCTTAGCGCCAATCTTGTTCTCCAAGATTTGCAACGCCTTGTTGGTTGTTGCGGCCACAGCGCTCAAGTAGGACGGCACACGCAGCTTAGACATGTTGTCTAGCAACAGCTGTTTCAATGCGTCTTGACCCGCGCTAACTTGTTCTTTAACGGAAATTTCAGTCAATCGCTTTTTTGCTTGGTTTTGCAAAACTGCCATAGCGTCATCAGCCAACTCAGTGGCGATGTTGTATTTACCTGGGCCAAGAATCTTCTCAACAGCTTCAGGCGATTCGTTTTGCACCAGACGCACAAACGCATCTTTGTCGGTTTTCCATAAACGTAAGGCTTCGCCTGTCAGTTTCTTTTCAGCAATTGCGCTCATGCCTTTGGCGTGGGCGGTTAAATAATCGCGCCACCCAGCGCCGCCCGCACTTTCAATTGCGTCGTCAATCGCAGGCTTAATCTTGGCCAACACACCTGCGGCTAGATTGCGCTGGGCCGTTGCATCCGCACCTGGACGTAGTTTAGCAATAGCGGCGTTGACAGAATTTTTACGAATAGCTTCTAAAGCCGCTGCGTCAATCACGCCGCCTTGGCTAGTCCACTTGGCGATGTCGTCAGCCACGTTTTTAACCGCGCCGCTGATTAGATCGTTACCAGCAAACGCAGGGTTTTGAGATGTGGCAGAAATACGCTGGATAAGCGATGCGCTTTCAAGCGGGTTAATACCAACAGAGCGCAACGCTTTTTCTGCGCCGGTTGCTTGGGAAACAAATTTAGCAGGATCAATTTTAGTTCCTGATCCCGCTAAGGTGGCCAATTCGTTGGCTTCTCTAACCGCTGCTTCGTCAGCAACGTACTTACCTAAGTTGGCGCGCTTCAATGCGGCTTCGCGTTGCGGGCCAGTCAATAAGTTAAGGTTAGTCTTGGCTTGCTCAACTGTGCCGCGCGCTTCAGCCGCAGTAGCACCGCCTGCTAACCTAGCAAGAGCGTTTACAGACTCTTTGCCTTGGGTGTCTTCTAACGCACGAAGGAATCGTGGGTCGCGTGCAGTAGCGCGGTCAATTAGTGCTTGCCATGTTGGGCTGTTAATTTCAGCCGTGGCTTGTGCAGCGCTAACACCTTTGCCTTGGGCGGCGCGAAGGGCGTTGGTGACTTGTTCAAAGTCAGAACCAAGCGCGTCTTTTACAATCTTAGCGGCTTTCTGTTGAGGAATCTGACGCAAGTCAGCGACTTTACCCGCCACATAACCAATGGCGGGGCCAAGAACACGACCGCCAGCCTCAAAGGTCGCGCCTTCAAGCACATTACGAACTGGCTCAGTAACTTGCGCTGCGCCTTGGCGTGGGGCTTTGCCGCCGATATAAATGTCGGCTAGGTTAAGCGCTTCTTTGGCCATGCCGTAGCCAAGTCCTGCGCCGCCTACTGCGCCAGTTGCTGTACCAACGCCGGGCAATACCATAGTACCCGCGCCAGCGCCAACTAAACCACCGCCTGCCGCACCCAGCATCTCAACTGTAGGCGTGATGAACTCACGAACGCGCTCGTATGTTGTAGGTGGCTTGCGTTCAACGGGTATGCCTGTGTCAGCGCGCATTGAAGGCTGCAAAGCCGTAGGTAATGCTGGCGCGGCTTGCACTCGTCGAATCTCGTCGGCAAAGGCTTTAGCGTCTGCGGTGTTTCCTGCGGCATCGGCTTTGACCAACGCTGCCGTGAGTTGTTCAAGTGTGGCCATGATTACTCGTATTTCTTGAGAAGCGCGTCAATGTTAGCAGCGTTAGTTGGCGCGGGGCTTGACGCGCCGCCGCCAGCTTTACGTTGTGCATTTTGCACGCCGGTACGAACAATGTCTTGGAACTCGCGTGCGGCCTTGACGTACTCTTGCTCGTTTTGAGCCAACGTCATACGCAAACGAGCAGCGGTAGCTTTCTCGCCCTCTTTCTCAGAGATAGCGCCGCCACCTTTAAGTGCTTCAAACGCTGACAAGAATGCAGTGCCTTCAACTTGGTTTTGCAATGCTTGGAAGCTGGCCGCATTTGTACCAGGCACAAAGCGAGCGCCGGGTAAATACGTGGCGCCCACAGCATCTTGAAAGCCTGGATGGGGTTTTGTAGCCGCTTGAATAAGTTTGCCGTTCTTGTCGCGCACTTCTTGTTTGCCGACCATCTGATCAACAACGTCAAGCGCCAATTGCGCGTCGCTAATGATCTTAGGCAATGCTTGTCTAGCCGCCACGTCACCTTTGGCGATCGCTTCACCCGTTGCTCTAGCGCTTGCCAACGCTTGTTGAACCACTGGATCGCTGTCGCGTCTTAATCTTTCTTGGCTAATCGCAATGTTTTCTCTGGCGCGCGCATCGGTCAGTTTTTCGCCTGGTGTTGCTGTTTTGGGTATAGCCCCACCAGCAATCGGCAAACCGTAACCTGGCAATGCAGGATTGTCTTGAATAACTTGAATCACACCGCCAGTGTCTCGATCGCGTGTCTTTGGCAACATAAACCCAAGTTTGTCTTTGGCGTCCAAAATGCCCATGACTGTTTGAACTCTGTATTGTTGATACTGTTCAGGCGTCATATTTTGAAGTTTCTGAATATCTGCTGTCGCAGTCTTCATATCAAAAACGCCGTTTCGCACACCTTCGGTAATTTTTTGAATGGCATCTTGAGGTGTTGGCGCAGAACCAACAGAACCCCACGCAAAATCAAGTTTCTTTTTTTGAAGTCCGAAATCACGCTCGTTTATTTGCGACTGTACGTTTTTTGCGGTAAGTGCGGCAGTATCTTGCTCAGTTAAAGTTTTAACATATTCCCGACCAGTTTTACCAAACTTTAACAAACCCGCGCGGTTTTCTGGGTTTGTAAGATCAGTTCTAGTTAAATAGTTACGCAAGCCTTCTTCTTCTCCACGCGCGCGTTCGTATTCCTGCAATTGCATGTCAGCCATGCGGTTTTGATTTTGAACGTTTTGAATTTGAGATAACTGCGCGTATTGCGCCAACTGGTTAGGGACTTCAAGTGGCCTAACGCCAAGAGCGATGTTTGGATCAAGTGCCATGTTTAATAATCTCCTTCACCAAATGTACCGCTACCACTTCCACCAAAATTAGCAGTCGGGCCGCCATAAGTAGAACGACGATTTCTTAGCGCTTCTAATAGCGCATTATTTTGGGTATAGTTTAGATAAGTGCCTAAACCGCCAGTAAGTGCATTGGCCATACCAACTTGGCCAGCAGCGTTAGCCGCTGCGCCGCTAGTCATTAAATTGCCTACATTGGTAGCATAATTTTGACCAGCTTGACCAACTAAATTAGTAGCAGTTTGACCGATACCAGCCAACGCCGCTTGACGGTTGTACAACTGGTTTTCGCGCGCCACTTCAGTGTTGTAGCCAGTTAAAGCGCGGTTGTATGCGTTGCCAAACTCTTGCGATCCCATCTCTTGACCATAGCGTTGCGCTGCTCTTAAAGCGCCGCCAGAGATCAACCCACCACGGGCAGCCGCTTGGCGATCAAGCGCTTTCTGGCCTTCTGCCAAACGGAATGCATAGCCTGGATCAGCTTGATAATCGCTTGCGCCAAATCTAAACGCTGCAGGCACATTACCAGCAGTGCTTTGTAAATTGGCTAGTGCGTTATAACCAGCTTGACGGTAAGGCGCTTGGTCTTCGCGTGTTTGTTCAAATTGACTTCTTTGCACATCAGCGGCTTGTTGCGCTGCACCAGCTTGTGTTTTAGATGCGCTTCTTGACGCTGCTGCACCCAACACTGCGCTTCCAAGAATTGCGGCTGCTGTTCCTATTGCCATGATGTGACCTCTTTGATAAATGTGCGCTCCATTGGTCTAAACCCAGCGCGGATGTATAGATTTTCCATCTTTTTTGCCCGATTGTCTTCTAACGCAATCATAAATAATGCAGACGCATCTTTATCTTTTGCCCATTGCTCAATCTGCTTAAACATCTGACCGCCAGCGCCGCTACCACGGGAGGCTGGGGTTAGCCACCACCATAGCTCTTGTACGACAAGCGCCGAAGGATTGAAGTAAAGAGGGTACACAAGAGCGCCGCATATACCGACAACTTCTTTTTCAATCTCCGCAAGCCAAATACCAATACTGTCGTTTTGTAGCGATGACAAATAAAACTGTGAGTAGCCAGGCACATCAAAGCCAATTGACCCGTGCATCGGTGACGCAGCGTGAAACGCCTGCGCTAACTTAATGTACTCAGGCAGATCAGCTTCAGTGGCCTTGCGAACGATCATTAGGTCACCTCACGTCCAGAAACGCGAATGTTGATTGCGCTGGCTGTGCCTGCAATTGTACTGATAAAGTCGCCCACGCCAAGCACTTGGCCAACCAGTTCTGGGAAGGTATAGACCTCAGACGCTTGCAAGGTCTTGGTCTTGGTAATCAAGTTGGTGTTACCCGCAGAACCAGCAACAGTAACCAAGTTCACGCTGATTGTGGCGGCAGAGCCGCTAATGTTAGTCGCTGTGAACTTATCGATGATGGCCGTAACGCCAGTCGCTGTGTACTGGGTTGTTTGGGCGTTTTCGGCAAATTTAGCCGGTACGAGGACTTTGACGGTGACTGTCATGGTTTACTCCAATAAGAGGCAATTGTTAGCGGCTTGTTGCATGATGACCCAATTAGTGCCGTCAGACACCATTGTCGCCCAATTTCCTACAACTGCCAAGAGGATTGCTGTGCCAGCGACTGTGCCGTCAATCAACACAACATTGCTAGATGCAGACACCAAGGTCTGAGCCTGCAAATTCTTAAAAGTAAGTTCTCGGCCCGTCCATGCGCTTGCTGTGGGCAAAGTTACCGTACAAGTCGAGCCTGACTTATTGTTAATAATCCAAGTCTCATTGTCAGCTACCGTAAAGTCAGCGGTCTTGGTAACAGGCGCTGATGATGCGGCGTTAATAGCGGCAGTGATAGCCGCAGTGTCAACAATGGGCTGAACTTGCAACGCCTCGATCTGCTTTTGCATCTCGGCCACTTGAGACTCTAAGGCAGAGCAACAGTCAGTTAATACGTCAGGAACTGGTAAGGTGACTACTGGCGGCAGGGTCTGCAACTCTTGATTGACCAAAAGCAAAGCCGCATCGTAAGACGCGAGCAGGGATATGGAATCAGTGGCCAGATCAACATCTTCAACCACGGAAGTCGCTATGTCTTGTAACGACAGAAAGAATAAATACCAAGCGCGGTCAATTAAACCCGTGCGAGGGTCAATCAGCGGCACCCGTGGCGGCGTGATCGGCGTTGGCGTAGCGTTAGGGCTAGGCATTCGTTGGACTCAGAATTAGTTCTGCGCCCATGATTGCAATCTTCACAGGGTCAGTGCCAGAGACTTCATAAACACGGTCACGCAACTTAGTTGTCATACCAAGCCTACGCCACATCACGCGCTTGTAGTACTCGCCAATCTTGCCCATGGACTTCCAATGTTCGTTAGACCACGTATGGCCGCCATCGTCCGAGAAGCGCAGCATCACTTGAGGGTCACTGCCCTGACCAAGGTTCAGGCCAACGCCAGACTCGCAGTCAAGTTGCAGTGTGTGCTGGGCCGTGCGGCGCAGATTGTTCTGGCCAGTTGGCAATGCACGCCATGTGCGTAGCCACTTCTGGATGCCGCCGTTGTCGCTGAAGTCATCCAGATCAAAAGCGTAGATGTTACCGTTTTCAAAGTCGCCAATGACAACCTTGTTGTTAAACGCCATTTGGCAATTGCCACGGTGGCGTGTAAAGTTGCCGTCAGTAAACCCTGCACGCTCATGCCAGGCTTGTGTGGCCGCATCATAGACCCAAGTCGTATTGGCGCTAGGGAAAACCAGTACATAAAAGCTGTGGCCGTCTTGCTGATATGTATACGCAATGGCGTCCGATATATCATCGTATTGTTGGATTTGCCACTCAACAGCGTGTGTGGAAATGCGAATGCCAGTGTAGCCGTTGGCGCGGTAGACAATACCTTCACCACGGCGGTCACGGCCAAGCCAGAACAGGCCGTTGTCCATCTTGGCAACCGAGTAAGGGGCAGCACAGCCCAACTCGTTAAACGCGCCTTGGATGCGCTGTAAGGGGAAGTCTGTTGCGCCAGAGTCGTACCAGACTTCAATCGAGTTAGTGCCAAAGGCCCAAACCTCGCGGAAGTTGGCAGCCACGGCCACCAAGCCGTCAGGCGAGCCTTCAGTGCTGGCAAACTCAAGCGGGTCAATGGATGTGCCGTCTAGCAGCGCAGTAATCCACAGTTTTTGGCTGTTTGGCTCATTGAACACAAAGTAACCGTCCAGATAGCAGACAGTCACAGCGCCTGGGAAGTCAGGATCGGTGATCTGGCCAAAGGCGTTTGTCGTGTTGTTGTAGATGTAGCTGGGGCCATTGGCCGCAATGAACAGCTGTGTGCCGTTGTCAGCCAAACTGACAGGGCCAGTACCAGCCACCGTGCCGATCAGCGTGGCGACATACGATGTGGTGATCTTGTACAGTTGTGTGCCAGAAACAACAAAGGCCGTGCTGTCGCTAGACGAGAACGCCCACAAGCCTCGGATCGGGCCGTTGCCAATGGTGTTGAGTAGTTTAAGACCAGGGGCGCGATTTAGGAACGCAGGCTCTTTACCGGCCTCTGGGACAATCTCTGGAAATAGATTGACCATCCGAGCGTCTGCCGCATTGACAGACCGCGCTACATAAGTAGAGCCAAGAATCGGCGTCTTCATTAGTAGTTACCGGCATAGATGTTGAAACGCTGGCGGTTGGCCACCAATGCGTAAGGCAGTGCCATCACATCATCTGGGTTGTTGATGCGCTTCAAGTCACGCTTGGAAGTCATCGCAATACGCTGCACTTGTGGGCTTGGCTCAACGCCAAACTCAGGGGCAAACTCCATGGCCAAGTTGTATGTAAACGCACGCAGATAGCCTGGTGGGTAGTACAGAATTGTGGACAACGTGGCGGGGCGGTTTAGTTCTTCAACCGATACAAAGTGAAATTCCAAGTCTTGCGTTGGCCTTGGATAGAGATATATCTCAATATCGGGGAACGTCATGTTGACCCACATAACTTGCGGGTAAGTAGAGGTCACGGTCTTAACAGCAATACCGTTGTACTGCTGTTGGTTAATCATCTTGATGCCGTAAGACACGCCGTTGTTTGCTTTAAAGTACGTAGCATCATCAAGCAAAATAGGGCGAAGGCCAACAAAGTCACCAGTTGGGCCAAGGGTGCGGCTAATTAAGCCTGCTGGCCATGTAAAGACTTGATCTTGTGTGCAAAACACGGCTAAACGCTCTGTGTTCCACGAATCAATCATTTGATTGAACGCCATCAAGGCGTCTTGTGACGTAGCCGCAGAGGGCGTCTCACCTTCAGCAAGCACACCGAGAAGTCTAAGCGCCCGTTCGATTTGTTGGCCAGCGGTGTACGTTGTCATTTTTAAACCTCAGCAGTGGTTTTTCTACGGCGTTTAACTTCCAGCACGTTCACAGGAGCCGCTTCAGGTTCAGAAGGCGTGTCTGGATTATAGCGAGTCCAGCCATTTCTTTCATCCATCTCAGCCTCTAAATCCATAGTCGCCACTTTAGCGCCATGTTCGGGATGTTCAAGATAAATGATCATAATTTAAGAATGGGGGTGATTAGCCCCCATTTGGTTTACAGAACGTGGAGTACAGCAAAGTTGATTACAAAAGCTTCAGACAGCGAACCGCCCGAAAGGTTGCGAATTGTGATTACGCAACTTCCTGTGGTTTTGCTAGAAATCCAGCAGTTGTAAGCACCAGCGGTAGCGCCAGAAGACACGCTTAAAATAATAACGTCTTTTGCGCTGATTGTGCTGTTGTTCAAAGTGAATGAAACGTTTGTGATGTTTGCCAAAGAGGCGCCGTTCAGTGTGATCTGACCAGCAGACTTGTTCAGCGTGACCGCTGTGGACTTGTCTGTCAATTGAGTCACTGTGCCGCTTGCTTCTTCGGTGTAACCCAACTCGCCGCCAGCCAGTACAAAGTTAGACCCAATGATGTCTTGGTCTTCAAAAGCAACACCAATTGGTTTGGTATTAGAGGTCATAATTGTTCCTTTAAAAATGAGGGCCGAAGCCCCCATTGTTTACTTCAAGAAGGCCGAGTAGGCAGCGTCACCGGTACGCACAAAACGGTATGTGTGTGCGCCGAAACGTGGAACAGTCACAGAACCGAAGATCGTGATACCAGTGCCTGTGGTGACAGGAACAGTAGACGAAGCGCCGGTGTTGTTGTTGTTGCAGATAGTCAACTCAAAAGCAGAG